GGGGATAATCTCCGGGTGGGCCGTAGCGACTGCCCAGCAGAGTTGGCGCCCATCGTCCGCAGTGAAGCGGGCGCCTTGCTTGGCCTGGGCCACCGCCAACTTTTCATCCTTGGCTTGTTGGCGCATCGTTGGCGCAAACGCCAAGAGATAGCCCGCCAGGACCACGCCCAGGACCACATTGACGATGGCAAGCGCCCTAAGCACGTCCCACCCACAGCGTGGCCAGGATGGCGACCAGGCCGACGAATACGCTGCCCAGCGAGATATAGATGTTGGATCGGTAGCGCCGCTCGTCGTCGGCGCGGGCCGCCCGCGCGGCGTCAATGTCCTCCCAGTGCATCCGCTCGGCTAGTTCGTGCTGGGTAATGGCCGCCTGAAGCTCGAAGGTCACCTTGGCTTGCATCTGGGCAATGGCCGCCGGGATTTGCTCCATGACGCCCTTCAAGCCGTCCTTGACTTCCGCGACTAGATCGCCCATGGCCCGCTCCAGCCGGTCCAGATGGGACTTCTGCTCGGCAATGTCCCGTTCCAACAACGAAACACGCGCCGCAATTTCAGATGCAGTAACCTCTTGCATGTGTCAAACCCTCGAACCCCGTTACCCGTTACACCAGACCCGCCGAGGGAATGACCTGCCATGGCCGCGCTCCGCTCACAACAGCACCAGGCCAATCTGAACCGCCATCTTTGCCAGTTCCATCCCCTGGGCAAGCATGGCCGTTTGCGCTTGAGCGGTCGGACTTTCCAGCCACGCCTGGTAGTGTTCGCCCAGAGATCGCAAGGCGTCCCCGAAGCGCCGGACCCGGATCTGGTCCGCAATCGGCATGGCGGGTAGCAAGGGGGCAATCAAGGTGGTTCCCCGCAGGTACAGGGCCGCACCAGCGGTGTAAAGGACCCCCACCTCGGCGGAAGTCGGTATCAGCTTTTCATTCCAGACGGACTCGATGGACGCCTTGATCGCATCCGCATCCGCCAGCAGGGCTCGCACTTCGGTCTGCTTGTCCGCCGACAGGCCGGCCAGTTGCCGTTCCACGGACGCTTTAGTCTCCGCGTAGGAGGATTGAGCGGTGGCCAGGTCCGCCGAAATCTGGGCGCCGGTCATGGCATCCTGAGCAGAGCAGGCATGCAGCAGCAAAGCGAACAAGGGCAGAATGAATTTCATAGCGATTTACCTTTGGCATAAGCGGGGCCGCCCAGGAGCCGGACGGCAGAGAAATAAGCGTTGGCGCGGTACAGGCGGAACGGGCGCAGGACGGCAGCAATCAGGCCGGTTTCAGCCCGGATCAGGATCAGCATGTTGTGCAAGAATTCCCGGTCGGCCACGTCCTTATCCGCCCAGGTTTTGCCCTCGGCATACTGCCAATCGTGGATGTCGCAGGCTTCGGAAATATCGAGACCGAACAGCGTATCCGGCACCAGCCAGCCACCTAGGCCCTTCGTGCCGCATCCGTTACAGATGTGGGCGCGGTCCAGGTCAGTAGCGCGCCGGTAACTCTCCGGGGCAGACAGGGAATAGGGCATTGCTATGGGCCACTCGCAGGTTGGAATGGCCCCAGGATGCCGTCACGACAGTTTGGGAATGCGAATGGTGGCTAGTTCGGATTGCACCCAAGCGTGGAATTTGGAATCGACGCCAGGCGGGACCGCCGGGTCCGGGATCTCCTGCCACCGGCCACGGCAGTGCGGGTGCTGGACCCCGGCCGCCGGCCACCACAATTCAGCCTCGGTGCGTTCCACCAGCCCGTCCTCGGTTTGCTTGCGGGGGGATGCAGACCGGCCGACGTTGGTCTTGCCCGGCCAGACATGCGTCCAGCCGAACGACTCGTCCAGGGGTTGCTCGGACCAAATGAACTCTTGCCCGTTGAGCCGGGCACAGAAGGGGCAGGCGCCGATGTAATGCTCAACGCGCCGAACCCTAGCACCATGGGCCAGTTCGCCCAGATACGCCTGGTTTGCCACCTCGCCAGCCTCAGTAATGGCGATGCGCCGCCAGTCCCGGTTTAGAGCGCTGAACGAATCGAACAGGCGCGCCTGTAGCGCCGGCCGGGCCGATAGGCCGTGCTCCTGGAGGTGCGAAGAAATCACGTCGGCAATCCGAAACCGGGCCGAGGACGACACATTGGTCAGGAACATCCCGATGCGCTCCCGTGCCCAGGCCCAAGCGGCATGCAGGCGCAGGGGAAGGGGCGGCGGCGCGCCATGGGTCGGCTTGGTGACCAGAGCAATCAGAGATTCCATGGGTTGCCAGTCGGGTAACTGATCCCGTAGCGCGCTCACCCGGCCCGCCAGGTAGGCCCGGAACGACAGCCAATCCGCTTGGGCACCCAGGTCGTCCGGGTGCAGATGCGTCCGCACCAGCAGGTCCACGAGGTCCGACCAGTCCGCCGGGGTGTAGTCCCCCAGGGGCTTCTGATACCTGGCGCGAATGCCCGGCCGGTCACCCTCGGGCAGGTCCGCCTTGCGAAGCATCGCCTCATCGGCCGGCAGCCCCAGGACCAGGAACAGGGCCGATTGCAGGGCCAGCAACCGCTCCGCGCCGCGTTGGGAAAACTCCTCACACAGGTCCGTCAGCCAGGGGTTGTCGTGGGGGCGCCAGATGGAGGTATCCGGGCCTTCCGCCAGGGCTTTGTGCAGTTCGTCCAGCCCGTGATTGCAGGCGCAGGACGGGACGCCCGACAGGTCAACTAAGGACATGATGGGGGCTTTCCTCCTGTGGCGCCCGGACCCACCCGGCCAGGCGCATCATGCCCTCGTCCATTAGGTCCAGGTTCTCGCCCGGCTCCAGCCGCAGGATCAGCACCGGGGCCTTGCCCATGGCCCGCAGGCTGTCCCGCAGGCTGCATAGGTCGGTATTGCCCATATCGCCGCGCACCACCAGCACGTCGCCTGGATGCACGTCCAGGACGGACACTTTCATGCGCTTCATTGGCACCATCCCTGCTTTTTGCCGCCGGCATAGGGCCGGGCATAGCCAGCATCAATCAGGGATTCGCCCAGGCTTTCCCCGTCCACCCACACCTCAGCGAGCAGGCGAAAATACTTGTCGCGCCGCACATTTCGCAGTTCAATGGTATCCGCATTATGTAGCATATACGTTACAAAGGCGCGGGCATCCTTGGCCAGGGCCACCTCGCACGGGCACTCACCGTGCAGTTCCGGCGCGTCAATTCCTGCCACCCGGACCCCGATGCGCCGCCCAACAATCGCGGGCCACCCGGCAATGTCCGCCGAGAAGGTGTCCCCGTCGTGGACCGATACCACCGACTCCACCCGGATCGCATCCGCGCCGGCCAGGCCAGGCCACAGCAGGATCAAGCACAGCATCAGGACCCGGATCACCCGACGATCCGCCAAATTTCAGGGATCGCCTGAGAAAAAGGCACCAGTCCGCTGGCTGCTTTCGTGAAGGCTCCGTCCTCGTTTCCAATCTCCCCAGACTGGCCATCCATTGGTCCATCGTCCTCCTCAGTGTCGTCATTATTTTGCCCTGGACCCATATCTTCGTCCTGATTTTGATCCGGGGCATCTTCATTTTCTTGTTCAGATGGCTCGTCACCTTCCCCGCCAGGCCGCGAGAGTTGCATCCAGATCCCCGATAGGGTGGGATTCACCGGAGCCTCGCCGATTGGGCCCTCCATGGCCTCATAACCCTCCTCGGCGCGCATTTCGTTTACCGTGAGGATGGTCTTGCGGATGTCGAGCCGCTGGGCCTCGTCCACCTCATCCAGGCCGGCCCAGCGGAACACCAGCGAATCGGAAAAGTCGGCTATCAGGTAGTCGGACAGGAGGGATTCCAGGTACGCCATGAGGGGGCGCAAGCCGGAGTCCTTAGAGGCGGCCAGTTTTTCAGCCGTGTCAGAGCCCCCCAGGGGGGAGGTGTTGCCGCCAGAGAACGAGTCGAAGTTGATCTCAGCCGGAGACATGCCGTAAATGGCGCAAATCACGCTAACCAAAAACGTCATCCACTTGGAAAAGTGCATCTCGTCGAACCCGGCGTCGATCCGCTCGAATGCCGCCTTGGAGTCAGAATCCTTGGACACCATGACCGGCAGCGTCCAGGCGTTGTTGACGCCCTTGACCATCGCGTTCCAGTACCGCCGGAAGGCGGCCAAGTCGCGGGTGTCATATTCGCCGGTCAGGTGCAGGATGCCTTTGGGAATCGAGTTGTCGTCAAACCCCTTGGAATTGTAAGTCATTGCGTTCAGGAACCCCGTCACCACCTTAATCAGTAGTTCGGTTTCCCCTAAGCCATACCCGGCCAGGCGCACGTCGGCGCGGGGGTTGCGCGGCTCATAAATCAAATCGTCGTAGCTGTACGCGGTAACCACCCGGCCCTGGATCGCCTGGACCGCGTAAATCTCGTCGTCGCCCTGGTAGCCCTCGTCGGTACAGAGGCGAATCGTGGAGCCGTCCACCGAATAGAACCCATCAAAACCCTTCTTCTTGTCCACCTTCATTTCGGTTTCGATGGGCGCGGAATCGTAGGTCAGCGACTCTCGAACGACCTTGGCTAGGAATTGGGATAGCGTGTCGCGCTTCAGTCGGCGCCGCTGGCGCGGGTTGAATTCCCAGCCGCAGTTGGTCAGGAACCGAGACAGCAACTGGGTCTGCTCCAGTTCCGACTTGGTCAACTTGTGCAGCCGGTCCCGGTGGGTAATCAGGAACCCGGACCCGCGCCCGCCATCTTGTGGCGCAGCAAACCGCTGCACCTGGCGAATCCGGGTCAGCAAGACCGCATTCAGGACCGGAGTCTGCTCCACCATGGTGCGGAGCATCTCGAACCCGACCGGGTTGGGGCGCTCGAAATAGTCGCCCCTGGCGAAAATCTGGAGGCCATCGAGGTAAACAGACTGCATCCCCACCGGCTTATCCGGTCGGCCAGGGAACTGGAAAATCTGGGCGGATTTGGCCAGGGCCATTTCCTGGTGCGCGTACTGGTCCTGGATATGCTCGACCAACTCTTGGATAGCCGGGGACGGCATCAGGTCCGAGGTGCCCGGCATGTGGGCTTTTTGCAGGACCCCCAGGGCTTCCGCCCGCTCATCGGCAGGCGCCGACTGGGAAAAGGCAGTCGAGACAAGGTCGGACATGGCAGGCAACCGGGTAAAAGATTGCCCATCAGGCTGATGTCACGACTAGGCAGCGGCGGGGGAAAGCTTGCATGCGCGGGCATGATGATGCGGCGTATGATGCGCAAGCAGCCGAGCAATCCCCGACGGCGTACCCCACACAAAAAGGCGCCGAGATTCCTTGGAGCGGTTCAGACGTTTAGGAAACCCACATGCCCGCCACCCTCGCAGACCTGCTGAAAGACAGCGCCTACCGGCTCGACCAGTTCAAGCCCGAGCACATCACCGCGCTGGAAGCAGGCATCACGATCAAGGCAGCCGGGAAGGCCGCTGCGCCCTATGTAACCTGCCTAGTGCGCGGCAAGCCGATCAAGCTCACACCGGAAGAAGCGGTACGCCAGCTCTACCTGCGCGTGCTGCATGTCGATCTGGGTTACCCCATCAGCCGCGTGACGGTCGAGTACGAAGTCACCTTCGGCCGCGAGAAGAAGCGCG